TTAGTTCTTATATACTCCACTGTTAAACCGGCAAGAAAAGTATCACCAGCACCAGATATATCTTTAACAGGTACATTTTCCGTTGGATAAATTTCTCCTCTAAACAAACATCCTTTATTACCTTGAGTCACTATAGTTTTATTAATGATATCATTATCTTCAAAAAACTTTTTATTTTTTTCATATTCTAATGAATTTATTTTTATATAATCAGCTAAATTTATCCAATCACCAAGTTCTTTTTTAGTATCAATAAATACATTTTGATTATTTTCACAAATATATTGAATATCTTCTTCTTCTAAAAACCCTTTACAATAATCTGATATGATAATTGCATCTACTTTTGTTTTTCCAGAAAAAATTGGTTTACATTTATTATTTCTTATACCCTCTAAAAGTTTTCTGTCTATCCTATCACAATAATCATTTTCATCAACTCGTAAAACTAACTGATTAGATTTATCATCTACATAACGAACCTTTCTAATATTATTTTTATTTGTCAAAGTAAGAATAGTCGTTTTTAATGCCTCAACATTATTAGCAACATTTCTCGCCATACCATCATTTTCCTTTTGTCTAAGTGGATTAAATACTGGTACAGGTGCTTCAGGACTTAATCTTGTTATCTCACCATAGACAAACACATCAGTACAACTATCTCCAACTATTAATATAGTCATTCTATATACCTCCCAGTATGTGTATTATTCCACACTCTTTCATACACATAATATAAAACTGCTCCCGTTACATTCATCAATATAGCATTATATAAAGGTGAATCTGTAATATACATTGCTAAAATAATATAACTATTAATTATTGCCAATATCCTCCAACCAATAGATTTTTTTATTGACCTCTGTCTAGTTTCTTTAAACATTTATTTGACTATCTCCCTTGATAACTCTATACGAATCTGAATCTTCATGGTGTGTTGAAACTTCAAATATCCTACCATTTGATATTGCTTCTAACTGATGTGGTTGTCCTGGTAGCTGTCTCACAACATCACCTTCTTGTAATTTGTCTTCATTTACCTTTGCTGTTTCTGTATCTATCCATCTGTAAATAAATTCACCATACTCTACCCACCAAGTCTCATCTTTATTCATATGGTAGTGCATTGAAAATTTACATCCAGCATCAAAAATTAATATCTTACCACAATATAACTCGTTATTCTCTATAATAATTTCTTCACCCCAACCTTTAGGAACATGACAACCTTCAACTACTTTTGGTTTTACCATGATACATTCCAATCCTCAAACTTAGCAGCAATACAATCTACTTTATAGTCTTTTCTACCACCTTCTACAAGATTTTCTTGTATCTTATTCTTTGCAGTGTTTCTAATTCCATTTAATCCATGAGTTAATCCAAGATTACCTTCACCTTCACCTGCTCTGTATTTAGTTTCATTATGCCAAATGTGTAAGTTCATCTGTGCTAAAACTACAATAGCTCTTATCATTTCACCGGTTGGTTTCTCCCAATATATCAATTCATCTAAATCATGAACTATGTCTTTAATTTCTTGAGCATATTCTTCCTTATGTTCAGGTATAAAAACTTCTTTTAACTGAACAATAGAGAGTCTATCTATTAATTCACTTATAGTTGGTAAGTATTTTCTATTTTCCATACTAAAGATTCGTAAAGTTTCTATTATTATATTTAACAATCATCTGGTACGCATATATAAGTTCTGTAATGCCATCTTCTATCGTATATTTTGGTTTCCACCCTAAGTTTTCAAGTTTTTCATTTGATACTATATAATTTCTATTATCTAAATCAGACTTATAATCATCTTCTTTAATAACTAAATTATGAAAGTATTTCTTTATTTTTTGTGCCAATTCCATCTTACTAAGATTTGCGTTGGACAAACCTACATTAAAAACATCACCTTTCATTTTATCATAATTTTCTATACAAAATAAAAAGGTGTAAGCAATATCTCTAACGTGTATATAATTTCTTTTAAAATGTGATTCAAATAATACTAAATAACCATCCACTGTAGCTTTATATACAAAATCATTTACTAATAAATCTGTTCTCATTCTAGGTGATGCACCAAAAACAGTTGCTAATCTTAAACACACTCCGTTTTTATTATCAAGTATATAATCTTCTGCATCACACTTAGTTACTGCATAATGTGACAGTGGATTAAATGAACTATCTTCTGTTATAATTTCCTCTGAACTTCCATATTGACTATTTGTATTTGGCATTATCAATTTTTGTTCATCTGTCAAATTATCTACAATACACTTTATCTGTTCAAAGTTAACTTTAGTAGCTAACTCTTTATTTTTATCACATGCTGGAGCTCCAACAATTGCTGCTAGTGGAATAATTACATCATACAAATGTACTATTCTCTTCAAAAATTCAAAATCAGTAACATCACGATTAATAAATCTAAAGGTTTTATCTGAACATAGATGTAATAATGATGTTTGTTCATATATTAAATTATCTAAAACATCAACATGATATCCTTTATCTAATAAAACTTCTGTTAAAGTAGAACCTAAATAACCCGCTCCACCTGTTATTAAAACCTTTATCATATTATTCCTGATTGTTTAGTAGTGTTATCAAACCTTTTATTTTGTCCATATCTAAGGATGGATAATTTCCTATATACCAACTAAAATTATGAACATGCTCTATATTAGGAAACTCATCAAAATTTATATCACGATTTCTAAAATAAGGTTGTCTCATCTGATTACCACCACCAGACAACCCTCTCCGGAATTCAATACCATGTTCATCCATCATCTTTTCAATTCTATCTCGTAAATCAAAATCAGTATTTTTCATAATAACTATAAAAGCATAATTACATTGTCCATCCATTTTAAAATCAGTATGATACTTTTCGGAATCTAAATTCTCAATGAAATGCTCAAAATTATTAATACGTATTTGATTATTTAAATCTAATTTTTCTAACTGACACAACCCTAATACAGCATTTATTTCAGTACTTCTAAAATTATGTGCAGGTCCTATAAAAACAAAATCTTGATTTAAACTTGGATATTTCTCGGCATATTTTTCTATCAACTTATCATCATTAAATTCTCTAACCATCCCATGTGATCTCAATGACCTACATAACTGATAAAAATAATCATCATTTGTTGATACTATTCCACCCTCTATTGTACTCATATGATGAGCAAAGTAAAAACTAAAATTACTAGCAAATCCTATTGATCCCAATTTGATATCATTATGAGTAGCTCCATGAGATTCACATACATCTTCAATCAACAATATATCATTGTCCACACATAACTTCAACAATTTATCTGATAAAGCATTTAACCCTAATACATGAGTAACAAAAATAGCTCTTGTATTTTCAGTAATACTCTTTTCTAATCTATCCAAATCAAATGATAAATTTTTTAAATTTATATCTACAAAGACTGGATCAAAACCAGAAAATAAAACTGAATTTACATCCGATACCCAAGCAAGTGGTGGTATAATTATTTCTCCACCCTCTGGAAATAAATGTTTTAATGCCAACATAGTTAACTCATTAGCAGCAGTACCTGAATTGATAAAAACACTATGTTTAACTCCTAACCAATCAGACCAAGCTTTTTCAAATTCTATTACTTTTGGTCCATTAGTTAATCGTGGCAGTGGATCTTGTTGTAAAAATTCTATGAGACAGTCAATATCAGCCCTACCAATGTTATCCGACATCAACGGTAATGATAAATCTTTCATCTAATCCCCAGTAATTTTCTTTTCAGCTTAATTTTTAATGTATCTTCCATATTATCTTTAGCTTTCTTACCAAATTTTGTTTCAAGTAAATTTAAATAATCAGGATGTGAATTATATTCTATAAATGCTTTATCTCTAAATTCAAGAATTTCTCTTGCTGTTAAATTATCATTTGATAAATTTAACGTTTCATATGAATGTTGACTATATCCCTCATACTTACTTGGTAATTCCCATCCATTTTTTCTCGCTTGTAAATAAAGTGGACTACCTGGATATGCCATGGCACAATAAAAATTTACCATCTCTGTCTTATTTTCCATAGCAAAATTCAAAGTGTCTTTCATGGTTTCATGTGTGTCCATAGGTAATCCAAAAATATAATTACCACCAATATTTATTCCAGCAGCTTTCATATCCTTAATCAAATCACCTATCCTCACTTCTTTATATCCATCTTTATGTATTTCTTTTCTCAAAACTTGATTTGGATTTTCTATCCCCAACCCTAACCAATTTACACCAGCTTTTTTTAATATATCTAACCACTTAGGTTTACAGGTATCTATTCGAGAATATGCCCATATATTAAAATCATATCCACGTTCAACTATTAATTTACAAATCTTTTCAAAATGGTTTGGATTTAATACAAAAAGTTCATCTGCTATCTTAACATTTTTTACACCCATTTCAGCAATTTGATCAAACTGTTTTATAATAAATTCTGGATTCCAATATCTAAACACATTACTGTCTGCACTTGCTATTCCATCTGATGAATCTGTTCTGTTAATGATGTTAATCATACAAAATGAACATTTATATGGACACCCTAAACTCGTATACAATGATGCAAATGGAGCTGACTCTGTATTATTAGACCACGAATGCCACCCAGCAGTTCTATATTTTTTAATATCAGGAAGTAAATCCCAAGCCATACCAGGCAAGTCATGTTCTAATCTACTACGTGGAACAATCTTCTCTGGTGTATTGAGAAATCCTATTCCATCAACTTTATAACCTAACCCCTTTACCAAATCAATCTGCTGTATTGACAAATCAGTTTTCAATAAATTACTAATTGTATAAACACCCTCATTTTGACAAACCATATCAACAGACTCTTCCTTGAGAACCTCTAAAGGTAAAGCAGAAACATGACCTCCAACAAATAATGTTTTCACGTTAGGATTTAATTTTTTTAATAAATCTGCTGTCCCAACTGCACCACTCATGTTCTGACTTGAAGCACTTGGTTGTTGACCATAAACTACAAAACAAACAACTTTTGGATTTATATCATTTATTGTTTTTGCAGATTCTTCCCATGATAACATTTCTGCTTCACAATCTAATATCTGAACTCCAAAGTTATTAACCCTACAATGATTAGCCAACATAGCAGCCCAAATAGGTGGTTCTATAGCAGAATGTTTTTTACTTAACTCCTGATAAATCTTTTTGGAGGCGTTGGGATGTACAAATAAAATATCTAATTTACTCACAACTAATTATCCTCTCAACTAAATTTACTATCTTCTCAGGACTTGGTGGTAAATTATCAACACTCGAATGAAATCCAGCAGTCCTATGATCTAATCCCAATGTATAAACTTTCTTATTCGACTTAATCATCATACGATGTGCAATACTACTTACCACACCTTGCTCATAATCATCATCTAATACTAACCCACCATATTTTGATTTATTTAAACACTCTTTCCACTCATCCTCAAATATAAATGGTTTAATCCACAATTGATGTATGATACTAGCCTTTATACCCTTATCTAATAACATCTTTCTAGCTTCCTCAGCATCAAACCTTGTTATTGATATTGGAAATAATACAATATCTGGTTCATCTACAAATACATCAGGAAGTTCTTCTGTATTATCATAACTTCGTCTATGTTCTGATATATAATAAACTTCATCCTCTGACATAAATTCTTTATATGCATATGAGTATTCTTTTGGCGTCATTGGTGATAGAATTCTTGTTCCAGGCATTCTTTGATATAACGAATGATGTGATGAACCAGCTACTGGACCCATACCACCTTCCATAGCTATACTTCTAACAAATATTGGGCACGATCTGTCCCATATTTCTTTACTTTTTGCAGCATAATTTACTATTATTGGCGAATTAAACCATTGAAATCCTTGATATCTAACTACATAAATTGGTCTAATACCTTGTAACCCAGCACCGACAACAAATCCACCATTGGCAACATCAGCAGTAGTTACTTCTACCATACCCTCATCTTCATACATCTCTGGCAAAGTTCCACCAACCCAACCAACTGCGGTTAGACATTGACCAAAACATAAACTCTTTTCGACTTCTAAATGATGCCGTGTGATTGACTTTATTGTTTCTTTAACTGTTTTTGCCATAAATCTTCTACTGATTTTTTATTTATATCATGCAAAACCTTTGCTCTGGTGCCCAATCTATCCAGCTCATACTCATATCTATCAAATACATCTGGGTTATCTATACCAGCTCCAGCATGCCAGTATTTTCTAATAGTGTTTACATTCAATAACATTGGTTTTTTAAACACATCACCAAGAGCTGACTCTATATAACCAGGATCATCTGAAATATTATAAGCATCTACTCCAAATCCTCTAGCAACACTATCTATGTCCCAATTCCTACGAACTTTCTTTTTTGTTAAAATAGATAAATTGTTATCCTCAACAACAAAAAGTATAGGTAGATTCTTTGTAGCAGCCCACCCTATACTACTGAAAACATAATCTTCTTCTGCTGATGAATCTCCCATGAATACAATTGTTGGTTTATTACTAACATAACAAGAACCAACTCCAATTGGAACTTGACTACCCATTAACCCATCATGACCATAAATATTTTTTTCCTTACTATGTATTGAAGCAGAACCACCCATCCCATTTGCACATCCAGATTTTCTACCGAGCAACTCGTCAATCAATTGAACCACGTCACCACCAAAAGATAAATAAGTAGCATGACCTCGATGTTGAATAAAAATATCAGGCTCAACATTCATATCTAGCACTACTTGAGCTATAGTAGCTGCTACAAATTCTTGTCCAACTGAAAGATAAGTTGGATACGCAATAGTCTTATCTTGTAGTTTTTTAAAAACTACTTCATCAAAATTTCTACATAATGATGCTCTATTAAACACTTTTAATCTAAAATCATCCATTAATATCATTAATCTTTAACGCACCTGTTGTATAGTGAGAAAACGTAGACTTTTTATTCACCATAACTTTATCTTTAACAGACCTATTAGTGGAAATAAATAAGTCTTCTCCTATAATTTCAACATTATCTAAATATTCTATATTTCTATCTTTATGAACATCGTGATCACCTACAAAAACAGTTGTATCTATTGATATTCTTGTACCACAATTCTCTTTTCTATCAGTAGCATGAACCAAAGCATAATCACTAATATGTATTTTTCCTTTTATTGGTTTAATAGTCTCATCTAATTTATATTCATCTAAAACCCATTGCATCTCTTCATATGTTGAAGCAGTATTTAAAGCATCATCATTAAAGTTATTAATATCTTTGGGTATCCAAAAAATCAAATTATTATTTTCAACATCTCCTAATAATGGCACATAACAATTCATACCCCAAGGTCCTTCCACCCAAGCATCAGAATGTGGCCAACTTGTAGTTAACGGTCTATCTACATTTTCTCTTAATTCAACTCCAAATTTAATCCTAATGTTAGGAGTCATTCTAAATTTTTTCAAAAGTCCAATATCATTATTAATCATATTTTTTACTAACATTGACCAACTTCTTAATACCATATTATATTCTAACTGATATTCTTTCTTTGGAACTACGCCACCATTAGGTGTAATATTAACTCTAAAATTTCTACTTTCGTTTACTCGTTTTATAAATTCACTTTCATCAAACGTAAAATTAAAATTCATAGCCTTTGAGATATATAACATAACGACAAATCTCAAATCACTCAATTCTTTTTCAGTAGGATTATAATATAACATCAAATCATGAATGCTATCTAAATCCCAACTATCTTTCATTTTTTTAAATCTTTCTACTCTGTATGGATATGATGATTTTTTCATAATAATTCTTCTACATATTTAATTGTATCATTCCAATTTTCAAAGTGATAACCTCTATCATCGATATAAAGTTGTGCTCTCGGTTTTTCAGAAGTTATCCGTTTTACACAATCTCTGATACCATGTTTTTCAAGCCACTCACCAACTAACATAACGCCTGTCTTTCCATTAACGTCCGGCCTATTTCGTTTTGCTTTACATGTAAAAATAACTATGTCATGTTTTTTTGACAATTTTTTTATTGCCTCTAATGAACCTTCTACTGGTTCATCATAAATAGTTCCATCATGATAACCCTTAGAATTTTTATGTATAACACCATCAAAATCAATAGCTATTTGATTCTCATTAAAACCTGGTGGGAAATCTTTATTCATCAATATCTCTCTTAATTGTCATTATAGTTGTATTTTCATTCACATATGGAAATAACTTAGTCAATCGTTTCAATATAGTACACGACACAACATCACCTGCCTGTGCTACCATATGTCCATCTTCTGTTCTTATACCACCATTTAAAAATACTATATTTTCTTTATCTTGCATCATATGAAAAATATTTACATTACTAACTGTTTGGACATTTATATCACAATTACTAAATTTATAATTTAAGTCACCATCATTTATCCAAAGACAGTCATCTTGCTTTGGCGTTTCAAATGTACTATCTTCATATGGCGTACCCTCTCTACCATATTTATCTTCTAACCTAACTAAGTCGTGTTTGTCTACTGGAGTTTCTATTTCAAATACACAAGCACCATTTTTAGATATTGCTTTGGTCGAATGAAATAATCCTTTTCGAATCATAGTTTTAGATACAGGACTACAATTAAAACTATTTCCCAAAAAAGAAATTTCAGCCTCACCATCCAATAATATCAAACCCGTTGTTTTATTAGGATGAGAATGCATTGAAGTCTGTTGTTCATAACCAATATATAAAAACCATAAAGCTACCTTATCATTTTGATAAACTAGATACTCGTAACCCCAAGGTTTTTTAACTATTGTTTTTTCATACGGCATTATTAATCTCTATAACCTTTGCCATCCATTGTCCCATCCATTTATAATGTGGACAACAAATAAGATTATCAGAAACTACTGCTTCAGCATCAACAAAATTACCACCAGCGTTAATTAAATCATCTTTAATACTATAGTAACCAGAAACATCACGGTTACCAACTATTCCAGATGATATCAGCATCTGGCCACCATGACAAATTGAACCAATAGTTTTACCAAGAGCATCCCACTTCTCAATAAACCTTAGTGCTGATTGTTCTTGTCTTAATTTTTCAAGTGCTTTAACTCCACCAGGAATAATCAACAAGTCATATTTCTCCAAATACTGGTTAAATTTCTCTTCTTCATTTAAATCAAATACTGACTTGGTTGATTCATTATATGTTCCGAGAATACCATAAATCATGCCCACTTTATTAGACATAATATCTACTTCATAACCACTCTCCTGTACTCTATAATAAGGATAGATTACTTCGTGGTCCTGGTATTTTTCCCAAGTTAATATTAGTGCTTTCTTACTCATTTTAATACCTCTTCAGCTTTGTTATACATTTCATAAAAATCCATAGTGTTTTCATCATCAGATATTGGCATTGCATCTTTGTCTCTCTTAGACAAAACTGGATTATCAACAGGCCAATCAATACCTATTTTTTTATCATCCCACTTTAACGAAAATTGTTGGTCAACATCAGGATATTCACCCGAATATGCCCATTTATATAAAAATACAGCATGTGAACTTAAAACACAATGACCATTCCCATAATTAGGTGGTATCAATACCGACTTTTTATTACTCTGTGATAAAATAATATAATCCCATTCCAAATATGTATCTGAATCTTTTCTATTATCAACTACCACAAAATATATCTCACCATATAAACATGTGACCAACTTCCATGCTTTATCATCCCCATGTATGCCTCTAATAACATTTTTCCGAGATGTAGAAATCTTATCATGGTTAAAATCCAAATCTACCCATTCACCTTCAAAACTTTGAACAGATGGAAACTCATCTCTTTTCCAAGTAGTCCAAAGTTCACCTCTATGATCTTCAAATGATTTTGCGATAAATTCTTTTACTGATCCGTTAAACATAATTCATCACCTCTGATAATTGTTGTTTTACAACATTGAAACTATATTTTTCATTTAATTTTTCCCAAGCATATTGTATAGCTCTAAATAATTCATTCTCATCGTCAAGATATTGTTTAAATTTTTCCTCTAAAATATTTTCATCATTAGTAGCTGTATCTGGAAATAAAATATGATGTGATTCATTTAACCCACCAAGATTCACCGAACCCACAGCAGCTACTTGGATACATTGTTGGCCAGGATGAGTTTTTATTGGATCCATATTAACATGAAATAAACTTGAAGACCACAAATCTATAAAATCTTTCTGTGAAAGATAATCAAATCTCTGACCTGATTGAAGTGGTTTGTATCTAACTGGTATATTATATTTTTTACTAAGATAATTACAAAATTCGTAAGTCTTACCTCGTCTATGTGGTGGATTTGGTAGATACGCGTATATGGATTTTTCTTTTTCATCGGAATAAAAAGTATCATAAAGGCCGTCTATGGGTATTGGACAAGATATGAAATGTTTTATTTTAGTCCCTATAGTTTTTTCTATTTCATCTATTTCAGGTAAGTCTTTCATCGAACCTACAGCACCAAGTAATATA